ATAGTAGAGAGAATTATTATAATTTAATTGAAAGAGGCCAAGAAGCCATACAAGGTATATTAGATGTTGCTAAAGAAGGCCAACATCCAAGAGCCTATGAAGTGGCCTTAGCTGGTATCAAAAATGTGGCTGATACAGTAGATAAGTTACAAGACTTACAAGGCAAACTTAAATCTTTAAAAGATGTTCCAAAAACAGCCAATCAAAATATTAAAAATGCCTTATTTGTAGGCTCAACAGCTGAACTACAAAAGATGTTGAAAAATGATGAAGATACTAAAAGCAAAAACATCACACCCAAAGAAACAGATACTAAAGATAAGTGATTTAACTTATATTAAGTATTACGAACAAAACGGTGTTTACTTACAAGATTTATCAAAAGACTTCAATATGATACAGCCAATAGAAATCAATCAACACGAAATTTCAAAAACTCCTAGATATGGAGTAAATGGTAAATTGTATAAAGAAAAAAAGTATTCAGTTGTCAAAGGTAATCAAAGAGTTACAATGGCCAAAAAATTAGGATATACTCATATAGAAGGTATTATATTAAATGACTGATGCATATTTGGGAAACCCCAATCTTAAAAAGGTAAACACGCCTGTTGAGTTTACACAGGAACAAATTAAAGAATATCAAAAGTGTGCCAAAGACCCTCTATATTTTATGGAAAATTATATAAGGATTGTTTCACTTGATGAAGGACTTGTGCCTTTTAAAATGTATGACTTTCAAAGAAAGATAGTTGATACTATTCACAATAACAGATTTACAATTTGTAAACTGCCAAGACAATCTGGTAAATCAACAACAACTATTTCTTATCTTTTACACTTTGCTTTGTTTAATCCAAATTCAAACATAGCCTTACTTGCCAATAAATCTTCTACTGCTAGAGATATATTAAGTAGATTACAATTAGCTTATGAAAACTTACCAAAGTGGATGCAACAAGGTGTTATAAACTGGAACAAAGGTAATATTGAATTAGAAAACAAATCAACGATTGTGGCGGCCGCTACTTCTTCAAGTGCCATTCGGGGTGGTTCTTATAATATAATATTCCTTGATGAGTTTGCCTTTGTACCTACAAATATTGCCGAATCTTTCTTTAGTTCAGTTTATCCTACAATCTCATCTGGTAAAAATACAAAGATGATTATTGTATCAACACCCTATGGTATGAATCAGTTTTACAAATTATGGACAGACGCTGAAAATAAAAGAAACGATTATATACCCATAGAAGTACATTGGTCGGAAGTTCCTGGTAGAGATGAGGCCTGGAAAGAACAAACAATTAGAAATACATCACCTGAGCAATTTCAACAAGAGTTTGAATGTGAATTTTTAGGCTCTGTTAATACACTTATAAGTCCTGCTAAAATTAAAAATATGGCTTATATGAATCCTTTAAAGTCTTCAGGTAGTGTAGAAGTTTTTGAGGCACCAATCAAAGGCCACACATACATATGTACCGTTGACGTATCCAGAGGCGTGGACAAAGATTACTCAGCCTTTATAGTATTTGATGTCACACAAATGCCTTACAAGGTGGTGGCCTTATATAAAGACAATGAAGTAAAACCATTTGTCTTTCCTAATATTATAGAACAAGTTTGTAAAGGATATAACAGAGCTCACATCTTAACTGAAGTTAATGACATTGGCCAACAAATTGCTGAAGCCTTACAGTTTGAGATTGAATATGATAATCTTATGATGACAACTCAAAAAGGAAGAGCTGGTCAAATACTAGGTGCTATGTATAGTGGCCGAGGAACATCTTTAGGTGTTCGTATGACTAAACAAATTAAACGAATAGGTTGTGCTAATATAAAGACACTTATTGAGGGTGATAAACTTATAATTAACGCCTTTAAGATTATAGAAGAAATATCAACATTTGCCAAAAGAGGTCAAAGTTATCAGGCCGAAGACGGATCAAATGACGATTTAATGATGTGCTGTGTCATATTTGGGTGGGTGTCTAATCAGCCTTATTTTAAAGAGTTAACCAATACAAATGCTAGACAACAAATGTATGTGGAACAACAAAATCTAATAGAGCAAGATATGGCTCCGTTTGGTTTTTTAGATGACGGTATCAACGAACACGAACAGACTACAGTTGACGAATACGGAGATGTCTGGAGTCCAATTGATATACGTAAAGGTATGTAATGTTGGGTTATTATAAATATCTGTATAATGAAACTTTGACTATGGGCGTATGAATAATACGATTTTTGAATAACAATAATGTTAATTAGCTAATTAAAAGGAGAGAAAACCTATGGCATTTCAAGTATCACCAGGTGTTCTCGTACAAGAAAAAGATTTAACTAGAATTATACCTGCGGTATCAACATCAATTGGTGCTATTGCTGGCGAATTTAGAAAAGGACCTTTAGATGAGGTCGTGGCTATTTCTAGTGAACAAGAGCTTGTAGATACGTTCGGTAAACCAGATTCAAATAACTTTGAATACTTTTTTACTGCTGCTAACTTTCTACAATACTCTAATGCTTTGAGAGTAGTACGAGCATCAAATACAAGCGTAACCAATGCTACTGCTAATGGTTCAAGTATAACTATCACTAATAATGATGATTATACTTCAAACTATTCAGCAGGTCAAGCGGCTGTTGGTGCGTGGGCAGCTAGAACAGCAGGAGCGTGGGGTAATAACCTATCTGTTTCTGTTTGTGAATCAGCTGAAGCTTTTGAAAAACAAGGCGTAACAACTGTAAACGACTCTGCTACAGCAGTAGGCGACACTACAGTAATTTTAACAAGTTCAGCAGATATTAACGTTGGCGACATTGTGGCTTTTTCAGCTACAGCGGCTACTAACGATTATACTGACGGACACGAATATAGAGTAACAGTAAACGACACAGGTAGTAACACTATCACTATCGTTAGAAAAGAAACAGGTACAGGTGGCTTACACGCTGCTTTAACTGATGGTACAAACGTTAGAAGAAGATGGAGATATTATGACTCTGTTGACGGTGCTCCAGGCACTTCACCTTATGCTTCAGCAAGAGGTGGTTCTAATGATGAAATGCACATTGTAGTCGTTGACGAAGATGGTGGTATTTCAGGTACTGTTGGTCAAGTTATTGAAACTTACTCTAAAGTATCAAAAGGTGCTGACGCTAAAACAAGCGAAGGCGGAACAAACTACTATCCAGATGTTATCTTTAATAGATCAGCATACATTTACTGGATGGATCACTCAACACTAGGCGTTACAAACGGCTTTGGTTCAAATGTTGCTAGCAAAGATTTTGATGGCACATCAGCAATCACAGCTCCAGTATCAACTTCATTATCAGCAGGTTCTAATGGTTCAGCTGTAACAGCAGGCCAATTAAAAACTGCTTATGAGAAGTTCCAAGACGCTGACACAGTTGACGTTGGTTTAATCATTGGTGGTAAAACACCTAATGAAACAATTGGAACTCCAGGCGATGGTAAAAATCACGTAAATGATCTTTTACAAATTGCTGAAGACAGAAAAGACGCTATAGCGTTTGTTTCACCTCCAAGAAACCACGTTGTTGATATAACTAATACAACTACAATCACTAATAATATCGTTAACTTCTATGAAGATATTAATTCTTCTTCATATGTTGTTTTTGATAGTGGTTACAAATATATGTACGACAGATATAATGACGTATATAGATATGTACCATTAAATGGTGATATGGCTGGTTTGGCTGCTAGAACAGACTTAACAGCTGACGCTTGGTACTCACCTGCTGGCTTTAACAGAGGTCAAGTAAGAGGCGTAGTTAAATTAGCTTACAATCCAACTAAAGCACAAAGAGATCAATTGTATCCGAAAAGAGTAAATCCTGTGGCATTCTTCCCAGGACAAGGTACAGTCCTTTTTGGTGACAAAACTGGATTATCAGCGCCGTCTGCATTTGATAGAATCAACGTAAGAAGATTGTTTATCGTACTAGAAAAAGCAATCTCTACAGCTTCTAAATTCCAACTTTTTGAGTTCAATGATGAATTTACAAGAGCGAACTTTAGAAATATCGTAGAGCCATTCTTACGAGAAGTACAAGGTAGACGAGGTATCACAGACTTCCTAGTAGTATGTGATGAAACTAACAATACAGGCGAAGTAATTGACCGTAATGAGTTTATAGCAGAAATCTTTATTAAACCTGCTAGATCAATTAACTTTATTACACTTCAATTTATCGCAACCAGAACTGGCGTCAGCTTTGACGAAGTTGCTGGCGGTTAATAGTAGAGAAGGAGAATAAGATATGCCAAATATAAATGACTTCAAAGCTAAACTTGCTGGCGGTGGCGCAAGAGCCAATCAGTTTAAGGTAGTAATGCCTTTTCCTGGTTACGCACAAGTTGGTGGCGAAATAGAAGACTTAGCTTTTTTATGTAGAGCTACTTCAATCCCAGCTATGACTATAGCACCAGTAAATGTTGCTTTTAGAGGTAGAAATATCAAAATAGCAGGTGATAGAACCATTGAAGAATGGACTGTGACTGTTTACAATGATACAGACTTTAAATTAAGAAATGCTTTTGAAAGATGGCAAAACGGTATCAACAATATGTCTGATAACGAAGGATTAACAAATCCTGTTGACTATCAAGTAGATGCATTTGTGGATCATTTAGACAGAAATGGTAATACAGTTAAATCCTATACATTAAGAGGGGCTTTCCCAACTGGTGTAGGTGAAATTGAACTAGACTATGATGAAAAGACGGCAATTGAAACATTTGTCGTTACATTTTCATACCAATACTTTGAAACAAATACTACAACTTAATATTTAATTAAGGGGGCTTCGGCCCCCTTTTTAAAACTCGTATAAGTAGTAGTAACAGGAGAATAAATTATGGCTGAATTATTTGGATTTAGTATTACAAGGGCTAAAAAACAAGCCGATCCAAAACAAAGTTTCACAACAACC